CTTGTAGTCCTTGTGAATTGCTGTGATCACTGTTGTGGTTCTGACATCTGTTATCTGAGAGAATAGGCAAATTTTTCCTATAGGTAGAGAACAGATCTCTCTCTCAATGTTTGAAATGAATTGACCGTTCTTGAAGCCGAGCTTATTTAAAAGCTCTCCTTGCGATAGGCCAGCCTTGACTCTTGCATTCTTGACAAGTTTTGCAATGCATTTGAAATCGTTCCTGGGTTTTTTCTCAGTCTGTTTTTTCTTCTTCGGATAGTTGATTGATCCTGACATTTGTTTCTCCTTAGTTTTGTGATGATAGTTCATCAAATATTTTTTCATTTATTTGTTTAGGTCTTCCGTTCGGAGCCGAATGACTTGTGATCTCTTCAAGCCTGAAGATTCTGACTCCTTTTGGATCTATAAGAGCAATAGTTTCATCCTTCTTCATTTGCTTCATTTTTAGATGGAGTTCCATAGAAGACCTGAAAGACTTTCCATTTTGCATTGCATTGATTCCAACAGTTTTTAACTTGTCCATAGCAGCAATTTTCTCTTGAACTTCTTCGATATATTTTTGATCAGCTCCTGTTGACGCAGTTGCGCTCAAGGCTTCCATGACGAAATCATATTCATGTTCAGTCAAACTCATTTCACTCTCCACGGTTTTTTTATTTTTCAGTGTGTCAATTATCAAACGCTTTTTGTTACGTCAATGACGCTATGTAAAAAGGATTCACCAACAAAATGAAAAGAAAAGACCGGAAACTTTTGGGAAACTATGGGAAACTTTCCCAACTTTTTTTTGAACATAGTGGGAAACTTATCCAAAAGTGGGAAACTATTCGTTTGTTCTAAGTAGTTGTTTTTATATTCTATTATTATCTATTATTATATACTTATATATTATTATATTATTACTTATCCAATTTTCCCATATATCTATTTTCCTATTTTAAGCTCTTTTTTTGTATATATTATAGGACTAGGGAAATTTGGCTAACTATTCAAATCGAAGGAGAGTCACATGATGCAACTCTCCAAGAACTAAAAATTTTTATTTGGAATTTTTTGAAGGATCTATTGTCCTTCAGCGTCAAAATTATAATAGAATTTGAGTGAAGATTTTCTTGAGTCCTTATCTTGATGCGCAACGCAAAGAATCTTTTCAGCTTCAACAAGGTTAGTGATCAGTCCCTGTTTCTTGTCATAGAGTTCTGAAGCCTTGAAGTCCCTTCTAAGAGCTTTCGTCAGCTCACTCTTTGTCATTCCCTTAGATTTTTTCAAGACGCTTAGAACCTTCTTAGATTGAGCGTGGAATCTTGACTGAATTAGATTGTCAGCAAAGAACATTTCAGTTTGCTTCAAGCTGGCCTCTACATATTTTCTTGCAAACTCAATGTCAGATTTTTTGATGATAGGAGCCGGATGACCTACTTCAGCATTTGCAACAGCTGAAATGATCATGATTTTTTTTGTTTGTTGATAAGCCCTAAGAACAATAGGACGAATCATTTCTGAACAATGATAGCCGAGTTCATGGAAGTGATACATTGTCTCTTCTAAATATTTTTTTGCTTCAGGCTGAATAGGCAGCTCAACAGGATTCGGCTTGTCCAGGGTCTTGACCTGATTTTTGTCTTCAGTTGTGTTTCCTGTTTCAGTCATATCAATGTTAGTGCATTGAACTTTTCTTGAACCCCAAAAGAAAAGCCAGTCCTTCACTTCTTTTGTCATAGGAGCGTTGACCGGCTCCATGAGATCCGCTTTTGAATCATCAAAGACGTAGAGAAATCTTCCTCCGAATCCTTGCATCATGTTTGCTGAAGAGAATGTTCTTGAGAAAGCGTCAGGAGTTGTTCCTCCCATGAGAGTCAAACAAGGATTGAATGTCATCCCTGTTGTTCCTTCAGCTGTTGTCATTCCCATGAATAGTTCATTGGATGCATTCCAAATTTCAGTTAGTGTTTCAGCCATGCCTGACAGATAAGGATTTGAAGCTGAGTTCAAAGCTTTAAAGAGTTTTGAAACTTCATCTATAGTGTCAACTCTCTCTCTCTGTTTCTCAAGTCTCTTCACAATAGATTTGTCAGATCTATATTGATCAAGTCCCACATATTTTAGCATTTTCATTTCTATCAGGATCTTTTTAGGAGCCTTCAACGGAGCGTCCTTTCCTTCACCTGAGTCAGCTATGATCAACTGATAGAGATTCGGAGAGCTGTCTTTATATTTAACTTTATTTGAAAGGATAGTTCCGACAAGTCCGAGCGCAGCTGACATAGCAAATTTCGCCCTAGGTTTGTTTGATCTTGAAAGAATCAACATAGTCAGTTCTTTGATCATTCCTTCAGGCTTCGGGAAAGGAACTTTCTTTTTTTTCTTTGTTGCTTTCTCTATTTGTTTTTCAACTTCTTTTGTTCCTATTTTAATTTCTAAGGTTTGAGGCTGAACAAAGTTTCCCTTCCTTTGAATAGTTGTGGCCAGCGAAGTGTAGAGCTTTAGAGCTGCAATGTAGCCGGTCCCTTTGTGTGGTTCTGTCTTGTCAGTAAAATAAGGGGGAGAGTGATTTTCATTGTCAAAGTCAATCATCTCTTTGATGACTTCAGTTGTCTCTTCACCTCTTTCAATCATAGCCGAAGCAATATCTACAAGTTTGTTGTGTCTTCCCTTTGAATCGCCCTTAACAATCTCAACAGCTCCGATGGATTTGAACCAACTCTCCGGAAGAACAGGAAGATCTTCCACATCATATGAGAGAAGAGTGTGTTCTGTTGTCCAGTGATAAGGCTTTCTAGTTTCAGGGTGAATCGAAGGAGGGAGAACAGTTTGATTGCCGTTTGAAAGAAGTTCAATCCCCAAATCATGACGCTTAAAATTGACTTCTCCATTATATTTAAAGAATCTTGTTTCACCTTTCTTTCCTTTTTTAGCAACAGGAGACATAGGAACTTTTGAAAGAGCTGATTCCTTATCAATATCTATTGCAACAACTCCGGAGAGTTTCCCACATAGAAGCCCTATGTTTTTCTTCTTGTGTTTGTTTTCCCATGAAGAAATTAAAACATCCGAAGGTCTCTTGTCAGCAAAGCGTGACCAGGATTGAATGACAGGAATCTTTCCTCTTAAAGGAATGACAATGAGATCCTTCTCAAAATATTCTGTACAGTGTTCTGAGAACATTTATTTTCCTTCAGCTTCTCTTTGAAGCTTTTTTGAAATTCTTCTGATTCTTTTTATTTGAAATTCTGATCCGTCCTGAAAGGCTCCTATAAATGGACCTAGAATTGATCCGAGCAAATGAAAGGGAAGGAATAGACAAACAAGAGTCCACTTCCAAAAAAAGAATTTCATCATTGATCCTTTTCTATCGTTAGATCTTCAAGCTTCACGGCTCCAAAAGTTTCTTGAACAATTTTATTTGCGTTTGTTGCTGTTGGTTCTGAAGTTCTATGAAAATAACTCTTCATAGTAGAAAGAGGAATGTCCAAATCTTCGGCAAATCTTTTTACTGAAATGTTGTTGAGTGTTAAATAGTCATCTAACTGCATGATATTTTTTCCTAGGCGAAATCTTGTCAAAAAAAAGACAAGATGTTGTTGACAGTGTTTGAAAAGTTTATGAACATTCTCTCAACTTTTCAAGGAGAAAAAATTGTTCACAACAACAAAGCAATGCGTTGACGGAAGATCTGTCATCTTAGTTTATGGTCAATCGGGTCTAGGGAAAACAACACTCATCGGAACTCTACCTGATCCAACAAGAGTTTTGATTGTTAACGCTGACAACGGCTTGAAGAGTTTAGAAAATTTAGAACATGACATTCCTGTTTATGATCTCACCAAAAAGAAAAAACGAAATCCTGACAAGACTGTATTCCTGGACAAGAACGGAAAGGAAGTCCTTGAAGAAATGCCTAGGGAGAAAAGATTTCCGAAGCTCACTAACTTTTTAAAGACACAAGCTTCTAATGAAGATTTCAAAGATGCTTTTGATTGGATTGTCTTTGATGACATAACTGAAATTTTTACTTTGCTTTTGGAATACGTTGAAAGCTTAGATGAATATCAAGAGGAAAAAATGGCTCTGAAGATGTGGGGAGCCTATGACAAATCAGGAACAGCTTTTGTGAAGGCTCTTAGAGACTTTGCTCCCTATAACATTTTGCTTCTAGGACTTGATGCAATCGACAAGGACAAAGAAGGAAGACGTTTCATCGGTCTTGATATTTCAGGGAAAGTTTCAAGAAGAATTCCGGCTCTTGTTGATGAAGTTTTTTATCTTTCCATGGTCAAAAATAAAGAGAACAAAGAAGTCAGAAAATTGATAACAGCTCCACACAAAAATTGTGTTGCAAAAGATAGAAGCGGAAAGCTCTTGAAGTTTGAGAGTCCGAATCTAGGAGACATATTGAAAAAAATGAACGGCTCAAAAGAGTCAAAGTAAAAATCAAAACAAAGGAGATCTCAAAATGTTTGATTTTAATTTAGATGACATCGAAGATGTGAGTTTTGACTTGCTTCCAAAAGGAACTTATCCGGTTCAAGTTGAAAGCGCTGAAGTTAAAGACACAAAGGACGGAGAGGGAAAATACATCTCTCTTGAGTTAACAATTTTAGGTGAAAAAAACGAAGGGAGAAAACTCTTTGACATCATCAATGTTGTAAACAAATCAGAGAAGGCTGAAAAAATCGGCAAATCAAACTTGAAGAAACTTATTCTTGCTTCAGGTGCTGACATTCAGACTTTCACAGATGCTGATCAACTTATTGGACTTGAGTGTCTTGCAGTTGTTTCTGTTCAATCATCAAAAGAATATGATGATAGAAATGTCATCAAAAAATATGTAGCTGATACTTCGGATGCTGAAGCCGAAGAAGAACCTACACAACACACTCCGGAAGGCGCTGATTCGGGAGAAGTTTTCGACTAGCAGCCTTTTAAAATAGCAAGCCTCCCAACTTGTTTGCTATCACAAAAGGGATTCAAAGTTTCTTGTCCGTTTCTTTGAGTCCCTTTTTTTTAAGAGGAAGAAAATGGAGAAGTGGAAAGTTATTGAAGGTTTTAATTCTTATAGAATTTCAAATCTTGGAAGAATAAAATCCTATAAGAAAAAATCTAAAGGAAGAATTCTGAAGCCTTATCTTTCAAAGAAGGGTTATTTGAGAATAGATCTTTATGGAGACAATAAAGGTCTATCAAAAAAAGCGAATAGAATTAAGGCAATGATTCATGTTTTAGTTGCAAAAGCTTTTGTTGAGAATCCTGATCCTGAAAATCTAGTTGAGGTGGATCATATAGATAGAGTCAGAGACAATCCGATTGCAACAAATTTGAGGTGGATTGATAGAGAAGGCAACATGAGCAATAGAAGATGTTCAAGGGAAAGTTTATGAGAATTTTATGCGCTTGTGAAGAGAGTCAGGAAGTCACCAAAAGATTGAGAGCTTTAGGTCATGAAGCATTTTCAAATGACATTGTAGAAACATCGGGAGATCTTCCGGAGTATCATCTTCAATGTGATGTGAAAGAGCTTCTTTCAGAAAAATGGGATATGATCATCGCATTTCCTCCGTGTACGCATCTTGCTTCAAGTGGAGCAAAGCATTTTGCAAAGAAAAGAGAAGATGGAAGACAGCGTGAAGCAATAGAATTTTTTATGATGTTCATGAATGCTGACTGTGAAAAAATTGCAATTGAAAATCCTGTTGGAATCATTTCTGGAAATTATACAAGGGAACATTTTCCTGATCTTTTCAAGAGGTATGAACTGCCCAGGAAGCCGGATCAAATTATTCAGCCGTGGCAGTTTGGAGATCAAGCACAGAAGACAACTTGCTTATGGCTCAAAGGTCTTCCTCTACTTGTTCCAACTGCGATAGTTGGAAAGGGGGAGTTTTATATTTCTCCATCGGGGAAGAAGCTTCCGAAATGGTATTCAGATAATAAGAGTTCAAAAGTTAGATCAAAAACTTTCCCTGGCATAGCGGATGCAATGGCCAGCCAGTGGACTAAATAGGAGAAGAGAATGAATGAAAATGAAATTGAAGTTGGGAAGAAATACACTCCGAAAGAAGGCGAAAAGAGACAAGTTATAGAAGTGATTCATATGACAGATAAAAATGTTTTCTATAAGTGTGTTAAGTCAAAAGATCCGGACGAAATAGGAGAAGAAGAAGTTTGTTCTAAGGAAGAGTTTTTAGAAGAAGCAATTCTATATGTTGAAACAGATCCTGATCAGATTGTCATGGACCTAGATTTTAAAGATGGAGTCCTTGCCTTTGAAAATCCTGACGGCTTCCTTGCTCTTGCAGTTAAAGGAACAGAAGCTGAAAAGAGATGTGAGAAAAATCCAGGATATAAAAATAGAAAATTGATATAGGAGAAGATGATGTTCAAAAGCTACAAGTCACAAAAGAGAAGTAATAGAATGAAGCCGAATCCTTTCAAGTGGAAAGGGATAGGGCTTTCACGTTCTGCTATAAGACAAATAAACTACATGAGAAAAAACTGGAAGAAGAAAAGAAAGTTTGCTCTCCCTGTAGGTCTTGAGAGAGCCTAGAAATGATTGAGCCTAGAAACTATCAAGCAAACTGCGTGAACAAGATTTGGAAAGCGTGGAAGTCAGCAAAAGACAATGATGTCCTTGTGAAACTTCCAACAGCTTCCGGAAAGACTATCATTTTCACACTTCTTCTTGAGAAGCTTTTCAAGGCTCAAAGTTCTGCAAAAGCTATAGTGTTGGTGAATAGAGTTCAGCTCATTGGACAAACTGTTGAAAAATTAAATTTGCTTTTCACCCAGGATCAGCTCGGAATTTGTTGCGGATCTCTTGGAGAATATGATGCTGACTCTCCGGTTGTAGTTGCGTCTATAGACACTATTAAAAATCAAACTCCAAAAGCAACAGTGTTGATCATTGATGAAGCTCACAACGCATATGAAAGTTCAAAATATAATTCTTTATTGATAAGAATGTTGAAGGCAAATCCGAAGCTTAGAATTGCAAGATTCACGGCAACAGATTTCACTTCTTCACACGGATATATTTGGGGGAAGGGAAAACCAATAGAGAAAATTCTCTACAAAAAATCTATGAAAGAGATGATTGCTCTTGGATATATCCTTCCCCCTATTTTTAAAGCTTCAAAAGAAGCCTTTGATTTGACCGATGTTAGAAAGAAAAGAAATGAATTCATCATGAAGGATCTTCTTCATCTGACAGCTGATCAAAAGAAAATGAAGAAGCAAGTCAAAGACGCTCTTTCAAAAACGAAGGACAGAAAGAAAGTTGTGTGGTGCTGTACTTCTATAAAGCACGCTGAAGCTGTTCATGAAGAGATTTCAAAAACTGAAGTTGCTTCTATTATTCATTCAAAACTTAATAGATCTGAACAGCAAATGAATGTTGAAGAGTTTGAGGAAGGATCTGTCAGACATATTGTTTCCGTGACTATGGTATCAGAAGGATATGACTACCCTCCTATAGATGCAATTGTTTGCTTGCGTCCTACAAGATCTCCTGTTCTCTATGTTCAATTGATAGGACGTGGACTTCGGCTTTCTATAGGGAAAGAAAATTGTCTGTTTCTTGACTACGGATCTATTGTTGAAAATTTAGGACATCCCAACAAACCTTTTGTGAAAGAGGGAAGAAAGAAAGACAATCAAGTCAGAGCTTTGATTTGTCCTATCTGTGAAACAGTTTCATTTTTGCCAGCGAAGATTTGTTCAAGTCCCGATTGTAGTTATGAATTCTATGTTGAAAGCTATAAGAAAAGAAGAACTAAACTCACCAACAATCAAACGGCTTCAAGTTCAGATCCTACCTTCTCACAAAATCTCTATCCTATTTTAGAACTCGGAGTTTTAGATTGGAAGATTGATCAGAATTATATGACGAAAACAAAGAAGATGATGATTGAAGTCAGATATAAAACAATGCTGAAGACCGTCTATCAGTATATTCAAAAAGATAGACTCTCCACAAGGTCACTGAGACAGGATCTGAAAGCCTATAACGGAAAGGCTCCTAAGAAGATCAAGGTGGAGAGGCAAGGAAAATGGGACAAGGTTCTTGAAAGAATCTTTTAATTCATATTAGAATAGAGGTTCTATATAGAAACTCATAACAAAGGAAATGAAAGTGAGTGATAAAATGAGACAAGCCGGAGCGAAAGGCTTCAAATTTACAGTTTATGAAAAGGACAAGTCAACAGGAAAGCCGAAAAGCTGGCTCTGCAAATGTCCACGTTTTAAAGGTGTTCAAGAATCTCCTTGTGGTCTAGGGAAGACTCAAGAAGAAGCGCTTGAAGATTGTCAAAAGCATATGAAAGCGAAGAAGATCAATGAAGCTGTTCAGCCGAAGAAGAAAGCGGCAAAGCCAGCTCCGAAGCCTGAAGACAAATAGTTCTTCAATAAATTTTAAGATGCAACAGGCTGGCTCAAATGAGAGTCAGCCTTTCAAAGGAAGTTATGAGCAATTTTATAATTCACAAAAATTCAAAGCATACCTATATAGGGTTTTGTTCTTTCTGTTATGAGAAATCAAAGTTCCGTCATTGTCTTGTTGATGGAGTGAATCAGATTGCTTGTGTCATATGCATGAAATCAAAGCCGCTTCTTCCGAAGATTGAAAAACCTGTTTATATGGTTCTTGAAGAGCTTAGTTTCATAAATAAAGTAGAAAGATTCTTTATAAGAATTAAAAATATAAGAAGAACAATCAAAATATTCAAACTAAGGATGAAAAAATGAGTCAAACAATACCCAGGGGAATTTTAAGAATTTTCAACACCGATGAAAGTAGAGATAAGAACTTCAAAAAAGATGTTGATGTCATGGTTCACAATAAAATGGAAGGATGCATGATCAATCAAGAAGCAAAAGTGATTTCAATGGGAGGTCAGCACTGGGTTTATAGATCACCAACACTAGGAATTGCTGTCAAAGAAATGCCTCTTGATAAGATTGAAATAGTAGAACAGATTGATGACCTTGCTTTTGTCGGTGCTGCTATGAATGCTATTGAAACAACGAGACTTTCAGCGGCTCTTCAGAATCAGAAGAAGTCTTTGATTTTGAAAGGACATTGAAATGATATATAAATATAACTCAACACAAATGAAGGAGAGAAACATGAAGTCCAGTATCTTATTTTTAATTTTAATTTTGGTCACTCTTATTGCTGCCAGTTCTTGTTCGTCAAATCAGACAAGTGAAGGGCCAGCTGAAGAAGTGAATCCGGTTGTTATTGTTCCGGAGAGTGAAGTTCCTTCAAAGGGATGGAAGAAAAGCTATGAAGAACATTTGAGAAAAGAGATCTCTGAAAAGGGGAAGGCTTTGCTCAACTATTCAAAGGATGTTGATTGTTGGATTTCATTTTTCTATGCTCTTGCAAAAGCTGAGTCAAATCACAATCCGTTTGAAACTTATAGAGAGCCTCTGAGCAATGATCTAGTCACAAAGGGTCCATCAATCTCACAAGGTCTTTTGCAAGTCTCATATCAAGATTTGAAGCTCCACAAGTGTCCTTTTAGTTGGGAGCAAGACAAGGGGAAGAAGTTAACTGATAAAACTAAAACAATCTTCAATCCCTATAACAATTTGACGTGTGGAGTCATACTGATCAACAAGAAAGTCAAAAAATATGGAACTCCTATCAGGTCTTCAGGGAGATACTACTTCTCAGTTTTAGAGCCGAAGAAAAAAGGAAAGTTCGGAATCAAAAAAACAAATTCAAGACATCAAGCTTTTCTAAAGAGTTTCAATTCAAGAGGTGGCGGCTCATGTCTATAAGAATTTATAAGAAGGGAGAGATCACAAGGCTGTCTCAGCATTTAACTCTCCCTGAGTTTCAATGTAGATGTGGAGCTATGAACTGTCATTTCACACTTGTTTCAAAAGAGCTTGTGAGATGTTTTGAGAAAGTCAGAAATTCTTTTCTTCAGCCTTTGAATGTGACTTCCGGTTTTAGATGTCAGGAACACAATTCAAAAGTTGGGGGAGTTGCAAATTCAAGGCACACAACAGGTCACGCTGTAGATATTACAACAAAAGATTCAAAAGAACTTGATAGGCTTGAAGTGTTATGTCTTCAAGTTTTTCCTTTTGTGAAACGCTATGAAACTTTTATTCATTGTGATGTGAGAGAGAATGATTTTTCAAGAAAAGTTTGAATATATTCTAACCTGTGACCTTGAGACAAACGGATTGAATCCCTTGGATCAGTGGCTCACAGGATCTTTCGGTCTTCTTGATTTTGAATCTCTTGAGACAATTGACGAAATAGAAATAGAATCAAAGCCTGATAGTTGGAACGAAGAAGCCTATGAAGTTCATTTGATCAGAGAAGATCTTGCTATGAGTTTTCAATCAAGAGAAAAGGCGCTCTCTCAGCTTGTCAATTTTCTTCCTACTAGGGATGAATTTCTTTTCTTGTGTCATTCAAACACCAACAACTTCGGCTCCAAATATCACTTTGACTTCGCTGTTCTTCGCATGGACTTTGAAAATATAATTGGAAGGGGGAGTTTTGAAAAACATTTCAATCTTGAAAATGTTGACTCTACTCACACAATCGCAAAGAGAATGAGAAAGGAAAACCTTCTTCCAAAAGATTTGAAACTAGGATTGAAGCCTCTTTGTTCTCACTTCGGAATTGATTTCAAACATCATGATGCAAAATCTGACAGGATAGCAATGGAAGACCTTCTAAGGAAACTAAATGAACAAGAACCTAGACAAGCCAGCCTTATCTGAAAATGACATTCAAAATTCTATCCTTGAGCTTTTGAGGTGGAAAAAAATTTGCGCATGGAGAAACAACAACGGAGCTGTCTATGATATAAAGTCCGGACACTTCAGAAAGAAAAACAAGTGGGAAAAAATTGCCGGATCTCCTGTTGATATTCTTGGAATCCTACCTGACGGAAAGTTCCTGGCCATTGAGGTCAAGAGGGATGAAAGAGAAAAACCGAGTGAAGGACAAAAAGAATTTCTTCAGAATATATCAAGCAATCAAGGCATTGCTTTTGTTGCTCATTCTCTTTCTTGCGTCAGACTACATTTGAAAAGATATTTTTAGTCGTTGAAAGTCATCTTCTTTTTTTTCTTTTTTCTTCTTTCGTTTTCCCAAAAGACAAGAGCTTCAATCCAAGCTCTAAGCTCTGCCCAGGATGAAGAAGCTTTGAAGACAATAGCTTTGTTGCAATAAGAAAGCGGATGATCAACTGACTCGGAGATTCTCCCTATGTTTTTCAAAGTGATTTCATATTCATGACATCGACACTTTCCAACATAGAGATCTTCTTCCACTTCTTCCATGAAAGTCCCACATCTCTCAATCGGAGTTCCGAGCAAAGGCATTTTTTTACATGATAAACTAAGACATAGAATCAAAGTTATCATCAAAATCATTTTCAGTTTTTGATTCTTCAAGATCTCTACCTTCTTTTTTGAAAACCTTTTTTCTGACAGCTCTCCACATTTTGAGAACAACTAGATTGAATAAGGGCTTCAATGTTCTATTGATTGTTAAATTGATAGCAACTGTCAAAAACCAGCCAGCCGGTCCAGTGAGCCAGCCAGGAAGAAAAGAAAGAACTCTCACAAGCGCCTTCTTCAAAAGAAAATCTCTGAGTTTTGACATGAGTGTTTTTGATAGAGCTGCAACTTCAGCCGCTTTGACTTTCCCGTCTTGTAAAATCAATAGCAGCTGAAGAAGAAGCGCTTTCATTTAGTCTTTTTTGAAAATTCCTGAAGCTTCATCAACGGCTTCAGCAAGATCAACCTCAAGAGATAGAAGTTCTTCTCCATCTTTGTCAGTGTCAAGCTTCACAACAAGCTTTGTTAGCTCAAATTTAACTTCAACAACTTTTGCTCCCTCAATAGCAACTCCATTTTTCATGGCTTCGCCTAGGGCTTCAGAAAGATTGACTTTTAATTTTACTGCTTCTTGACCGTCTTCATTTGTGTCAACACCTACGTTGAAACTTCCGTCTTCAACTTTTAAATCGACTTTGCTCATTTTTTCTTCTCCTTGAAGGGATAATAGACTCTGTGAAGATCCTTCACGTCTTTGTTTAGATCTTTAATATAGGATTTGATTTCTGAGATGTCATCTTTCATGTCACTCTTAATTTCTTTCACTTGCGATTTTGTTGCAAAATTATTGTGAGCGTATGCTGTCAGGAAAACTCCAAGAGAAACAAAAGAGATGAAAACCTTTAAAGTAGAATCTGTTGGTGGAGTCTTTGAAGTCTTCTTCAGTGTTGTTTTCTTTCTCTTGTTCATTTTTACCATAACTCACTTAGGATAGCAGAGAACTCGGCTGACAATTCATCAATCTTTGCTTGATCTAAAAATGTTGGAATAGGTGTTATTGCTCCGAGAGCTGCAAGCGCTTCTGTTGGAGTGTTAACACTTAAATAAAACATGACATCTTTGAAAGCGTCAGCAACTTCCTTAGATTTGCCAGCATCTGTGATTCCTTTTGCAGCGTTTTCAACTGCAAGATTGTCAGCTATTTCTTGCCAAGCTTCTCTTAAATATTTGAATTTTCCAACTTCTGAAAGTGAAGTTGAAAGATCAGCTTGCTCTGTCTTATAAAGATCATAGCTTGCTTGATTGTTTTGAATTAGAGAATCAAGATCTTCTTGAGAAATGAATTCATCAAATCCTTCAGGAAGAACAGAGACTCCGGAATGAATTTTTTCAATCCACTGAACAACTGAAGAGTCTTTCATGTTTAGGTTCTTGTATTTTATAGCAATCATAGTTCAAACCCATTTCCGAGAAATCTCCCTTTTGAATCATAGGGATATTGAATTTCAGTTCCAATATATTCTTTGACAAGAGTTGTGACAATTTCTTCGGCTCCGGTTGTCTCATTTTCTGAAGTTTCAATTGTTACAACTTTAATTTTTCCTGATTCACCAACATCTAGTGCATAGTTCGGACCTAGTTTCAGATAAGCCTCAAGTTCCGGTTGATTTTCATCTTCGATCATGAAGGCTTTCATATTTTCAGGAGGGACTCCAAATTGTTTTGGAACAAATTGAAGAAAGTTGTCTTCCACTGAATTCATATTATAAATATGCTCAACACTATTATCTAGTTTAGTAATTTCTATTTTAAACATTTTCTATTCTCCTTCCGCTGCGCCTACTGGCAAGTTTGCTTTTGGTATTCTATAAAGGGAAAGACTCCACGCAGCCCAGCCTGTTGTTGATGCAACAGCGTAACCTGTTCCTCCAGTTGCCATTTTTCCCGATCCGGCTGAAGCATATGCAACACAAATGTTTGTTGCATTCAATTGAACTCTTGAATGACCGTCAACTCTTTGAGGATTCCCGAAGCTTCCAGTGTAGGAAGCAGAGGGATAAGAATTTGAAGTGTTTATAACCGTCCCTTCCGTAATATATTGATGATTTGCATTTGATGAACTTCCTCCTGAAGCTCCGGCTCCGGAGCTGTTGTTGTTAGTGTCTCCGTTGTCACCTCTTGCTGAACAAGAGACACTCATTGATATAAAGCCGTATCTGTTCACTGGAACAACATATGATCCGGTTCCGACAATTAGCTGTTCTGGTATTTGTAGAGTTCCACCTATTGAAGCCACGTTTCACCTTCCTTTTATTCGATTGATAATGTTAAATTTTGAGCAATCCCTTCAGAAGGAACTTGAACCAAGTCCATAGTCAGCCTTGAGTCTGTTGGAATCACGTTTGCCGCCTTCAATGAGCCGGTCACATCTATTTCTAAATTTCTTAGTTGTTCAGGTTTGAATTCTATTTCAGGAAGAACATCAAACAAAGATCTTTTTTCAAATGCTACACGGCCAGCGCTATGAAGTTGAGCTTCAAGTTCAGGAGCATAGATCACAATATTGAAATCAAGAACTGTTCCTCTGTTGATTTCTTTCACAAGATATTCGTCTTCATCTGAAGAATCTGAAAGACCTTCAAGAGCTGCAATAGATTCGTCAACTGAGTATGAAGCTGACTTGTCATCTGTGAATGTCACAATCTTTCTTGCATGACGTGACTCTCCGGCAACTCCACCTTGAGAAGTTCCTATAGGATTGTAGATCACAAGATTGTCTGTTCCACCTTTGTTGACTTCAACAACTTCAAAAGTTCCGTCATTGACAGAAGAAGAGTGACCTGTGAAGAATGCAAACTCTCCCACGTTGAAATCTGTTGAAGGATCTTGAGGCTGTGCATAGATCCAATGATTTGAGTCCATAGTTCCGGAGACTCCGGCTTGAACAACACCTGACTCATTGTGAACAATAGCGTTGTTTCCTCCGTCATTTATTTTCTTAAGTTCAAAGTCTCCGTTGTTTCCACCCGAAGAATGACCTGTGAATTCAACAATCTCACCAACAATAAAATCAGTGTCAACAGGAACTATGAAGTTGTATTCCCAACGGTTTGAATCACAAGTTCCTGAAGGCGCTCCTTGAGTTGTCGCATTCACATTTGTAGGTTTGACAAGAATGTTGTTTCCACCTTGATTGATTTTCCAAATTTCTATTTGTCCGTTGTTGTTTCCATCGGTATGACCGGCAAAAAGAGCTGTCTCTCCGGCAGCGAAGTCATCATCAACGGCAGCTGCGAAAACATATTCAAAAGCGTGGAGAGTTATATCTCCGGCAGCTGAGTCTTGATCAACAGCTGATCCGTTCTCATAAAGTAGAGAAGGGAGTCCGTCATAGTTCACTGACTTGATTGTGAAAGTTCCGTTGTTTGCCGGATTTGTTGCCGAAGCAATTCTGAAAAGATCATCAATCTCATAGTCATTTTCATCAAGGAGAGTTGTTCCTGATAGGGTCACAAGAACATCTCCTGAGTCAAGAACAGCGATTGATTCAATATTTTCTGAAGCGATTGCTTCATTGATTGCAAGAGTTGAAATTTGTGGAGTGTGTCTTGCGATTGATTGAGTTGCAAAGCCTCCACCGGCTCTTCCAACTGACTGAGTTGCTTCAGAGAATTGATGATCTATTTTGACAATGGGATGATTGAGAACAGAATTTCTATGACAATCAACAATGAGTTTTCCATTTGTTCCACCAACTTCAAGAAAGAGCCTTGCCCTTGCCGGAGTGAATACCCCAGGAACAAAAGCTGAGTCCCAACGCCTTCCAAGTTTAGGAGTTGAATTGACTCCGGTCCTTAGAAGAATTCCGTTCACTTTGAACTCATAAACAATTCCACCTCCGGAGGCTCCGATTTGATCACATAACCACACTTGATTCAAACGAAGATCATCAAAGAGATCTTGATCAATAGGAGATTTTGCATCTGTTCTATTTGCATTTATGGGATTTGGAAGAACACTCATATTTTTTCCTTAAAATAAAACTTGATAAGATTTTGAACCATCGTTGAAAAATCCGGTGTTTTCACCTATGAAAGCATATCGGGCTTGTTGTGCTGTCGATGCTTCATCATAGTCTGACATTTTCAATTTGTGAGTAGTCAGCAAAGTTGTGGTCCACGGATCAGTCATTGTGATTGTGTTTCCTACTATAGATTCTACAACATTTTCAGAATCCGGCAAATAGTCCCTAGTGACCGAATCCCACAATCTGAGAACATATCCTACACGGTAACAATTCCCGTCAGGAACATCAAAAGTTTTTTGATCAACAATGTTTGATATGAAGGGAGAAGGAGCAATGAAAGCGGCTCTCAGTCCTGAATATGATGTGAACTCCATGTTCATTGTGTTGATTGCAGTTGTCAGATCTAGTCCTTGAGACATGAGTTCAAGCTGTTGACTCATTCCAAGTTTTCCACCTTCTTGCGGCAAGTATCTATGAGATAGTTCAGCATTTGTTCCAAGAGGAACTTCTGTTGTGTCTATGTGAGCCTTGACCTTGACGGAC